GACGCCCAATCTCTTCAACACTAATTTCGTCGTTACGAAAGACCCGCACATCTGCGCCTAATTCACGAAAATACTGCACAAGGTTATACGTAAAAGAGTCGTAATTATCGATCATCAGAAGCATAAACAATGCAAACCATTGATTTTATTAATTAAATTATTTTTAATCACTATACGTTACCCCTAATATTACCCCTTTACTCAAATTCAACAGAGAAAACAGCAGAGATAACTAAAAAAACAGTGCATGAATTCTATCAAACCTCTTACTTTTTCGCTCATTTTAATACGTACCGTTTTTTCTTCAGTGTTTTTGACAGTAAAAACAGTGCAGCGCGGAAACCATAAGGCTTTCAGCGTTTTTGATGTCTATTATAAGGCGTTTTAAACTGCACTTTTTTGCACCTTACTGCAATTACCTTTTTCCCTTAAACGCGCTATACGCGGGCTCTAAGGTATCTTAACTGCACTATTTTTATTGCAGTCTCGATTTTTTTCGTAAAGCGCGCAGGCGTGGGGAGGAGTGCTTTTTAGGGGTCGGGAAAGTGATACGCTGACAGTCTGTGGGCATGAAAAAGGGCGCTACGTGCGCCCTTTGTTAGTTGTTTGGTGTGCTGGTTATTTGAGTAACGGTTGCAGCTTGCCCGCTTGTTCCGTGGCTTCCACGCTCTTTTGTGTGTAGCTGGATGTGTTCATTGGTGGCGATGTGGTGCCCGCCCCACCTGGGTCTGTCCATGTATATGAGTGGTTGTGTGTTCCTGCAATTTTTGCGAGGTCTGCCACGGTGTTCATTAGGTCATGAAGTAGGCTGTAAATGTTTGTCGCATCGTCACCTACATGGTGCTTGGCTGCGATGATCTCGCCTAGCTGCCCTGCTTTAAATCTCAAGTCTTGTTCTATCTCTATGGTGCTGTTCTTACCTTTTGTTTCCCATTCGCTGTCTTTGTTTACCTGTATGTATCCGGTTTCTGACTGTTGCCAGCGCTGATCCGTCTCGGCCATGTTAGGCAGTTTCAAACCGTGTGGCAGTATGGAACGAATAAACGGGTGTGCTGGTGATCCATAAGCAAAGGCCAATTCAACAATGGTGCCTTTACTTGGCTTTGACCAAAAGCCGCGCTGTTCTCCGCCAGCTGGAACAGGTAATAGAACGTCTTCCATTACTGGCACGTCACTGTCTTCTTCCCCATTGGCTTTTAGTAGTTGAACAGACACGGAATACACCGGCGTTTCTTCGGTGACTGTTTCGCCTGCCAATGGCGTAAGTGTGTCGGTGACTTTTGCCCACATGGGCAAGTGCCACCCACTCTTTAATTCTGGGTATTTACGCATAAGTACGCGTTCAATCATCGTTTCCATGAAACCACCATTTTTGCACCGGTCATACGTACGCCAGTAAGACGGTTATCGTTTAATAGATAGTTTGGCCGTAGACCTGGTATTGCCATAATCTCGGCGCTTTGGGTTGCAAGTTGTTTGTCTAACACGGCCGCTGGTATGTTTATTGGTGTATCAGGCCAATGGCCGTCCTTCCACGACCCGACATAGATTAAACCGTCTCGGCGTTGTTGCCACAAATAGCCACTTATGCCGAACACATCGGCGATTGCTTTAATAAGATGAAAGCCATTCCCCGTGTTGATGAAGTGAGGCACTTTCTTAGCCGCATAATCTGCAGACGGTAGAGCAAAGCCAAGCCCCGTTATTTCCTTAACCTTGGTTAGCACTTCTTTTAATGTGACGTTGCGCAATGCCAATGGAACCGGCATTTCTAGCATGTTGGATTTTTCCCGACAAAAGATGGTCTGGACCCCCTTGCCCGCTGGCGTTGATCGTTCTATGTATCCATAGAATTGCCCTTGTTGTTGACGGCCATCGACCCCAAACGAAAAAAACGCGGTTCCACTTAGTGAAACCGCGCTTTCTACAACAAAGGTTGCTCGACCTGGCATCATGGTATTTAGTGCTACATCATGCGAAACCAGCGCCGCCCTTTCGCCATTAATTTTTAGCGCGTAATCATACTTCATCGCCCTTTTTTTCCTCTTCTGCCAATTTTGAATCCATCCATGCCAAGCCTATTTCCAACCAACCAGCCGGCAGGCTTTCCGCCGCTGACACTTCGGATATTACTTTTTCATCAGCCGGCGCGGCTTTTGGTTCGTCCGTTTTGATTTTCTGTGTTTCGACTTTTTCAGCGATTGATAAATGCTCAATAAGAGTAAACGACACAGACCACGCTTGTTCATCGTCTAGCTCTTGTGCACTCACTTCATCCGTGAAACGCACTTGACGAACACCAAAGGCTTTGGCGGTTTGGTTTTCTATGTTGTAAACCTTACGCGTACCTTTGGTTTCGTCTTTCGCCATGCTTAGCAATTTGATGTTTTTCAGAAAGTCTGGCGTGTTATATGCGATCTTCAACGAGACACGTAACCGACATGCTTTGTCGCCCTCTTCCGCGCCTGCAGTAGACGAGCTTTTGCCGGACAAATCGGATTCCGGCAAACTAAATCTACAATTTACCGTATGGCCGTAACCTTCAATTTTTGTGTCGTTTAGAACAAGGATGATCATTCGCTAGAATCTTCAAAAACAGGCCAATACTGGTCATCTATCACATCGATTTCTAACAAATCTTCACGCGCTAATAACGCAACCAACGCCGCGCGATTTGATGAAATCCACGCCGTACAATTCGCCGTGTCTAGTTCACCGTAAACGCCTAATGATGCGTTGATTTGCCCGATCTGGTTCCAGTGTGCGTTTATACGGCGAGTACATTCAGCGTTTGCGAGTTTTGTTTGCTCTGCCACCGTTGGCGGAATAACGGGCGCTTCTAGTAACGCGCCCTCTGGCACTTCTTCACCCAACTCTAAAATCGTGTGCCTTGTGCCATCTTCGTCCCAGTATTCAGTGCCACGATTATCAGCGTAGTATTTCCACTCACCAGTCACGAAGCCTTGAACAAAACCATCCTTTTCTGGAAGTAGCTCTTTATCCGTCGCATAACGTAACGGCACCGACTCTTTACTAATCGGATCGATTTGTTGCTTCACTTCACCAGTAAATATCCAAAATTCTGTAGATCGATCAAACGCATTTAAAATTTTCATATCAATTCCTTAAACCAAAAATTCAGCGTCAACAGCGTAGTTCATGGGACGATTATCAGCTCCTGTTGGAACCGATCTGGAAGCCAAAACGCTTAAAACCTGTCCATTTCTATTCACCGACACCGTATCAAAAGACTGCGTATACACCCTACCAACTTCAACACCAAAAACACCAGGAGTAGTCACTGCAGAATCAAATGGATCATAATCACCCCCACGAGCATTAATCTCACCACCAAAATCTCGTATCGCATCACCCTGCCAGCCACCTAGTTCACGCCCAATATCTAACCCCCGCCCATTGTCCGCATAACGTAAAAATGCACCGTCATAAATAGGGCATGTGAATGTCGTTGAGCCATCGCCATCCCCCCATTTACCGCCGTACTCCTTCAAATCAGCATCTTTCAACGCCTGATCCACTAAACCTGTATTTTGAGCTTTGGCGAATAAAATAGGATGTGTCGAACGATTCAACTCACCCGCATTGAATCGCATCTTACAAGCGCCTGTTTGCGCGAATGATGTCGATAAAATTTCACCGATGAGAGCGACTGGATTACCTGTTTTGGGATTAATCTGCTCAGCAATATAAAACGCTCCGCTGATGTATCGAACTGTGAGTAATGCGGTTTCAAATATCTGTGTATCACTGCTAATGCCCAACAACGCAATTGCATCTAAATCATCAATTTTTAACGTCACGCTGGACGATGAATTTGTGGCGGCAACAATGAATGAAAACTCGTCGTAGTCGTTTAACTCTGTGATCGGTGTTATGCCTTCTTTAGTCTTTAGAACAATATCGTTAGCATCACCAGACACCGTGAAAAGCCTTTTACCAGTGGCATTGTTGTCGACGATTTTCTTGATGTCTTTTAGGTAGGTAATGACTCGCTCATCATTCACGTCACCCGCCGCATCAATATCCGCGATTTTGGTTAGGTAGTGGGCAACTCCATTCCCATCAACATAATCCGGAAATGGTCCCGTATCGATGACGAATTCCGCAACGGCGGTCATGTCTGAAATGTCGCCCTGCAGGCTGACGTTTAACCAAATTTCATTCGGGAATGTAGCGGTTGTGATTTCTTGTGGTGCGATGTTTTTAGCGCGAATACCGCCAACGTAACCAATGCCCGCCGCAACGCTATAAGTGCCAGCCGATCCGGTGACCTTCCAACCATCGCCCAAGAAACCTTCATGGCCGTAAATATCAAAGTTGGCTAGTCGTTCGCGTTCGTCAATGCCGCTTAGTCGTGCACTAAAATCGATTTGCCATGTTTCAGCAGGAACCGTAATGGCGGTTGTTTGCTGAATACCCGTGTAAGCAAGCAAGAAATTACGCGTTATTGTGTTACCTGGTACACCGCCATCATTTTTCGTTTTCGGCGTTAACGGTATATAAGTTACGGCAATCAAAACGCCTTCATCATCAACTAGGCCGACCCAATTGAACGAGTAGTTACCAATATCCGACCCCATCACAAGCGAATACACCACTTGATTGGTGTTTACATAGCCGGACTTGGTAACAACCAATTGATCAACAACGTTTTCGTTAGGAATACTTTCTATTCGTGTTGCTGGCTCGCTACCCAAATCAGGCACGTTCGCCAACACAAACGAAGCAATATTCAACGTGACATTGTCACCCTGTTTTTTTGCTATCTGGTTCTGACCCGCAATGGTAATAAACGCCATATTTTTTCTCTCTACTCTCGAATTTATTTACTAGATGCTTGCCACATCTAACGACCACGAATGCCCAATTGCTGTATTTTGTATTGTTGTTTGCGCTTCCCATGGCTCAATGACTTGTTTTGCAACATCTAACGCCCATGAATGCCCAATCTCAAACACGCCCACCGTCATTTCAACGGGCGTTAATACCGTCAATTCATAACGTCGGCATGTACGCCCGTATTGCTGGATGATGTAACCTAATAAATCGATATTTCCAGCAACTTGGGAATCACTCAGGCGCAACGAAACCACGTCCCAATTCACTTCGTCTTCACGCTCCAATATTTCTAAATAGCCAATCCCTAGCCGCTCGAATATTTGGATAAAACCCGCTTTTGATCCGGCGTCCATGGCGTTTTGTTCGGCGTATTTCACACGCTTTCTAAAAAGGTCTTCTGGTTCATCCGTGAAGCGAGTTACATCTTTCTGGTACGCGAGATACTTCAATAAGGCGCCGCTGCAGGTTTCCGCATCCATTTGGTTAAGCGGTGTATTTATCCAGCCTTCAACTTTGTCCCACCAGTTACTAAAGGCGCTTTTTAAGCCTTTATTGTTAGGTCCTTCTTTTTCCCAAACAGGTAACGAATAACGTTCGCTCATGGTTAGCCCTCCACGACACTTAACGAGGAAAGAACCGGAATCGACAATTCAGAAACAATGCTGTTTAAACTGAATTCAATGTCTTCTATTCCATCCACTAAGTCATAAAGTTCGCCAGCCAAATTGGTAAATGAGAAACGAGAAAACGGCGCTGTCTTAGTCATTTCATAGGCTGCATTGCCACGAAACGCCGCATAAATAGCGTTGTAAACGGCGGCTTTTTTGATCTCTTTTTCTTCACTTAATAAAGCGTCTGAAAAATATAAGGTGGTGATTAAATCGTGTGTGGTTTCTGGCATGTTGTAAGCAATTACATCGTCACCATGGCCGTGATGACCTTCTGTCGAAATCTGTCTGTTGATAGTTTCAAGGTAACTTTGCGCCGGTGCATTTAGATCAAACAAAAGATAGGCGTTTGCTGTACCTGGCCCACGGGGTGCATCATGTTGAAACCATATTTTGTCCGCTTGCACACCGACCCAGCTTGAAATCAAAAACTTATAAACGCCATCCGTGTGATAGTGGCTTAGTGTGTTAAACGCGTTACGAATTCGCGCGCGATAGGCCTCAATTTCCTCTACGTCAGCGCCCACTTGATCTATCCAATCGTTTGGATTGGTAACACTCACACCGTCTAAATCGCATAGGCTAAAATAGCCCGCTTCTAAGTTGTAAGCGGTGGCGGCTTTTTCGGACGTCACCGAGACAATAAGCCCCGCTTCGCCATCTTGAAAAATTGCGTCAATATCGGTAATCACTTTGTATACGGTGTTGTTAATCAAATCCGTATACACAACGGTGCCCGCCGGTACTGTGAAAGCTCCCGCTGTATCGGTTCTTGTGAATACAACACGGCCTTTCAGAAACTGGCTTTGCTTACGTGGGCAGTTGTAACTATCGCCCCATAATTCAATAAAGCTTTCACCCACGGTTTTTAGGAAAAACTGTGGCATGACGTTTTTAATCAGTAATTGCACAAGCCACAAAAATGGCTTGGTAGCGATGGCCGAAATCAAACGCCAAAACGGCGAGTAATTAGAATTATTGGCAATGGTCGAACCAGACTCTGCCAAAACTGTGCGGAACTCGGCAGTTATTTCCGCTTCCGTGATTGGTACGCCGTTGTCTTTTAATACGTCTTCAAAATCGCTCATACCGTCACCACCAATCGTTCACCCTCTATCGTTTTCGCCTCACAAATCAGCTTTTCACCACTTAATGAAACACTGGCCGTACCTGGGTAAATGCGTTCGTCATTTTCCATTTCGATTTCAATTTTTGTGCATATTGCGGCAATAGTGGTTTGGTTACGTTCACCGATCATTCGCCACGCGTAGCCTTTTTCGATGATCATGTGGCGTATGTCTTGTGCGACACAGTTCACACCCTCAACTAGCAATGGTTCGCCGATGCTGGACAGTACGATGTCATCATTTTCAATGAGTAAATCAATACTTGGCATTAGCCTGCTTCCATTTCGAGTTGATACATTAAGTCATCACCGCGCACGCCTTGGCCGTGGTTGTTCACTTCCATTTTCTCAACGTGGACGGACTTTTTAGACCCGCCAAACATGTTGCTAATAGTCTGGAATAATCCGCCCGATTCGCTGCCGCTTTGGCTTGATTCCGCACCGGGCAACACCACCGATTTATTAACCGTTTCGGCTTGGCTTTCGACCTTGCTGATTACTTCTTGTGTGCTGCTGGCGCTCATATCGATACCTGGCAACCAAGACAGTTTATTCTTTAACCAATCGACCTTTTCACCAAGAAACGCGAATGGATCAAGAGCCGATAACCAGCCTTTAAAGTCTGTCCACCATTGTTTGATAGAGTCGAATGCTTCAAGGCTTAAATCCCACGTTGGCATGAGTGAAAGACCGCTAATCCACACTTGGAAGTCACCCCACCATTGTTTGATCGGCTCGAATAGAGAGACGTCAATAAAGCCGCCAATGCTTGAGAAAAATCGACTAACTGCCGCACTCACTTCATCCCAATAAACCACCAAGGCAACTAATGCGGCGATCAATGCGACTACGCCAACCACAACCCAAGTTAGTGGGTTGGCAAGCAATGCGGCAGTAAATGCCCAGATAGCCGGCAAACTGGTTAAAAGTCCTGTTTTCATTGCAAGGAAAAATGCCGACACGGCAGGGCCATATAATACGAAGGCAAGCAAGGCGGTACGCATCAACCAAAGCGCGGCGGTGTAAGCCACCACAACCAATCGAGCCGCCCAAATAATTTGCCTAACGATGATAAAGCGCATGGTAAAACCGACCATAGCGAACCGTGCCATGCCGATGGCAATGTTCATCACGCCAGCAATGGCAACAAACGCAATAAAGGCGGTAATTGCAAACCCCACCGCTTTAGTCAAATGTGGGTATTTGTCTGTCCATTTAATAATAGTGCTGGCCGCGTCGGTCATCATGTTTATATATGGTTCGATAGATGGCAGGGCTTTTTGCCAAATCGCAATCGATACACCATCGGCAGCCTTACTAATCCTCGCAAACGGATCGATCATCTGCTTTGCCATCCATCCCGCTTTTTCCATGCCCGTTACGTCGCCCAGTTTATTAATGCTCTCCCCTAACCCATCAATATCAGTAGACATAGCCCTATAAAAATCAGCCGCCAAGTCAGAACCGAAAGCATCAGTAATAAATTTACCTGTTGCCAAACCACCCATCCCGTCCGTTTGTGCCTTTAAAGTTCTCAATATTTCAACTGTTGGCAAAAGCTTCCCTGACTGATCCTCAAAACTCACACCCAACTTTTCTTGGGCGTTGGCAAGACCAGCAATAAAAGCCGCATATGCAGTACCGGCTTCCGAGCCCCCCAAAGAAGATTGCAACTTACCCAACACCGCCATTTGCTCATTCATCCCTACGCCTAACTTGATATCCATCTGCCCCAAACTCGCGAAGGCTTCCGCCATTTTTGGCCCTGTTGTTTTAAACATTTGTACAGCGGTGGCAGTCTGCCCTGCGAGCATCTTTACCCAATCCCCTCTACCCATGTCGGTGGCTTCCTTTCTAAAAAAACCAAACATAGTTCCAAAATATGATGTGATATCAGCCACATTTGCTTTTGTGGCTTTCGCTAGCGTGCCCGCCGCCGTAGTAAATTCTGGCAAATCATTACCAGACAAACCGTTTATAGCGGATTGAATGTCGTACGCGGAACGCACGTAATTGCTGGCAGATTCGCCGAATTGGATAGAGTATTGAAGGCCAGCTTGATTTAGCCGTTTTAGCGTGTCGTCGGCGACGTCCATCGAACGCACCTCGCCCAACGCCATATTCATGTCGTTGGCAGGGTTTACCGTAGCGGCAAAGGTGGATGATGCGGCGATAAGCGCGGTAACGCCAGCGGCCATGTTCATGAAGGCTTTTCGAGATGTGGACGTCACTTGTTGAATGGTTTTCTGGATGCCTTTCATTGGCCCCGTAATTTTGTCCAACAGGCCGACGGTAAGCATTAATTTATCTAATGATGCAGACATTTATCCTTACCCTCTTTTTTATCCCGAAAAAGCCTTACTGATGCCGTTTGCCACAGCGGCGGTTTGTCTTTCTAACTCTCGACCTTCTAACCACAATGCACGCCCTAGATTTTCCGGCGTGTCATCTTCGTTTGGTAGGTGGCGCATTCTTAATGTTACGAGTTGCTCAAATCCATTTCTTTCGATGAACTTGCAGAACTCGTTTGCGTCTTTACCACGGTAGGTAAATCACTGGTAAATTCTTCTGTGATAACACCAACAACACCCATAACCAAAGTCGCCTTCGGCTGGTTTTCTTCGTTTGTCAGCAATCTTTTTAACTGTGCGTGCTGCTCATTTTCGACTGTTGAAGACAGTAAATTGTAAGCAGGCAACACGGCTTTTCCGCTCGAAATGCTATCCACAAATTTGTTGTAATCTTTATCTGTTACGTTAAACGTAAAATCCACTGTTCCGACTGTTACTAAAATTAATTGAGCCATGTTTATTCCCCTATTTTCTATCGTAAAATTGCTTAAACAGGTCGTCCATTTTTCTTTCTAAACGCCCCGCTATCTCATTAATTTCATTTTTATGAGCGTACTTTTCTGCCGCATCTAGTTTGTGCTGCATCAAGTCACGCTCATTACTTGCCGTTCGCTGAAACAGAAATATAAGAAAAGCCACAAGCCCACTTGTAATCGCTGACAACACAAACATTGCAATAGTCAAAGCCGCTTGTGACAGTTCCATAAGTTGTCCTTTTATTTGCGTAAAAAACTCATCACGCCACCGACCACGTCAGCAATAGGCTGACCCGTTGCCGCTGCATACCTAGCCTGTTTCTCTTTGGTTCTCATACCAAAGTAAGCTCGCAATAGCGCGGTTGGTGTGCCCAACAGGACCAACATGAGTTCCCAACTTTCTTTCAGCTCCTTTAGCATCTCTGTGTTTTTCATCACGACAGAAACAAACCAAATAATCATCATCCCTATAACAGCAATAACCACCGTCCACGCCATCATATAGGCTATTTTTGGCCGCATATTTGCCGTTGGTATTTCTGCTGAAACCATTGCTTGAAGCTTATCTACAGAGGCATGTATTTCTGCCATCTCCACTTCAAACTGCTTTTCAATTGCCACTTGTTGGCTTTCACTTAAACCGTTGTAAGCATTCAGCACGTCTTGCCCTGTAGATGTTTTTAAATCTAGTTTTTTGTCATCAGGCAAAAGCGCGTTTACTGTTTTTGCCGCCGCCGCCACACCTGGCACAAAAGCACCAACCACATCTAACGCGCCACTTAAAAAAGATTTAATGCTCATCAATCAATATTCCTTTTCAGCACTTCCGCCCACCACGCTTTCACGTCAAAATTTGGACAGGTTTTGTGTGTGTTCAAATCACAATGGCCGACTATTTGCGCGTCTGGATATTCCGCATGCAAAGCTAAAAACAAGCCTTCTAATGAACGCATTTGTTCGTCAGTAAATTTGTCTTTACCGATCAAACAGACACCCAGTGATTCATGGTTATACGGATCAGCGTGCGCGCCCTGCCAATACATAGGGCGACCCGCTTCAATGTTTCCGTCCAGCTTAATAACAGCGTGGTATCCGATCCCATCCCAGCCGCGCTCTTGGTGCCAACGGTGAATATCCGCCGCCGTGGTTTCACGACCATTTGGCGAATCAGAACAATGAACCACTAGGTATTTAATGTTCATTTACAGCCCCAATGTCTCTAAATGATCTTGATCCAAGTACGGTACGCCGTTGATTTCGACGAAACGTGAATCTGTCACTTTGTACGGAATAGTATGTTCCAATTTGTCGCCGCCATCACCTGCCGCATCAATCAATTTTGAAACGCTCAACTTGCAACCGTAAGCCGCTGTTTTCAGTTTCTGGTTTACTGTTTGACCCAAACTGATAATGTCGAACGCTGGCAATTGCTGGTATGAGCCAACCTTGCGCGCTTCTTCAATGATTCGATTAAAGTTTTCTGTATCCACGGTGATTTCACCGCTTGCCCCTGTCACGCCATTAACAAACCCGTTCGCAACACCGCGCGTGGTGGTTTCTTTCATGCCGTCTTCAATGTTCAAAGTGAACTGTTTTACGTTGATCAATGCCGTGCCCAAAGACACGTTTACATCCATTCCCGAAATATGATGCGTGCTCATGCTCTACACTCCGTTACTTAGTTCTAAGGCCACGGTCGCTTCAATCGCTTTCGGGCAGTTGTAAGGACGAATCAATAAAGACACGGCCACATTCGTTCGCGTTTTCCACGTAATAACGACGTCACCATCAAGTGGCTTTTTCACATCACCTGGCTTAGTAATTCTGTTAATGGTTGTGGTCTTGCTGCGATCAATCAGCGGGCGCATAAAGTAGGTTTCGTTCGCGGCAATAGATGCCGGCGTACTGTTAAGCTCACGATCACCCACTTTTTTGATGGCTAAAATACGGATCTCACGCTTACACACGTTGACCACTCGGCAGTTTTCAATCACCGCAAAGTCACTGGCTTCTGGGGCGAGCGTCATACCGTCGCTGCAATAGATACCGGCGTAATCCGCATAGACTTGTGGCACTGTGCCGCGAGCATCGTTTAATGCTTTGGCATGGCTCATATTGAAAGTAATACCGCTTTTATCCACGGGTAATGTGGACAACCCGACGACGGCACCTGATGCGGTCCGCATGGGCGTATCGGCAATGGATTGGTCTTCATGGCATAAACGGCCGCAATACGTACCCAGCCAACCGGCGAATACTTGCGGAACCAATGACAAATAAGGCGCCGCAACGCCGTCTTGTAACGTCTCAAACGCGGCAATAAAATCCGCCCAGTCCTGTGTTACCGTATCAATAGCAGCGGTGACGGCGATCATGTGCAAATATCGCCCATATTCATTTTCGGCACTGGTAACAGCCACGTTCATGGCGTCCAGTTCGGCTTGCACGGTGACCGCGTCGGTAATAACGACCATTTCACACACTAGGTTTTGCGCAATGGCAGTATCAAATGCGACCGACCATGTGCCCGCTGCTGCTTGCGGCATGGCGATACAGGTCCAATTAGTTCCCGCGTTATTACGCGCCCACTCAATACAGGTTTTTAATTTGCTTGGTGGAATGCCAAGCACTTCATCCAAGTTTGTGGTTTGGTCGATGTTTTGAACCGTTCCGGCGTTCTTACCCGCCGCCCCAATGAACAAGAATTGCTTTTCTACCGTGGTAAAATCGCCCTGCCCGCTGTCTGTGCTGCTAACGCTTACGCTGCCTAACATATTATTTACCTGCCTTTTCCTAATTCGTTTTTCACGACGTCGAACGCCATTTGTTTGACCCATTTCGCGTCATTTGAGAAGAATTCACGCGCGGGCAGATTCACTTGCCAACTCTGCTTCCCTTTTCGCTTATTATTCAATTCGTACAACATGCCAAGCGCTTGCAGCTTGGTTAAATTTTCCATGATGTATTGACGGCTTATTTTTTTTCGTTTGCCGTCGCGCCTTCTATATGTTCCCCAACCCAATCGCAAAATGGCGTTTGCCTGCGCTTGGGTTGCCGGTTCACTTCGCCAATTTTCCTTTTGCTGCGCGCTCATTTTTTTGGCTTTTATGGTTTGCGTTTGACCTTCTTGATGCACCCGCGCCATTTTGCCCATCATGTCGTTTTTAAAACCGACGGTGACAGATAAACCACGCGTTCTTTGGCGAATATTCGAACCCTTAACAAAGCCGCTTAACATTTGGCCTTTTCGAGTTCGCTCTTTTCTTCGCCCTTTGAAACCCTTACCGTTCACGCTTCTTTGCTGCTTTACGTTTTTACGGGATTGCTTTTTTATTTCTCTGCCCATTTGCCCAAGCGCACGTTTTCGTCTTTCCTTGGGTAATGTCATTAACTTTAATTCAGCACTAAATGCTGTTTCTCCAGACCAAAAGGCGCTTAACCCGCTCTTACTCATTTTGGTTTTCTAGATCGAATGATTCCGCGATGTCATGATCTGGTGCGTCCAATCGCCACGTTTTTCCGAAGTACTCAATGTCGCCGTTTTCGTCTTCCGTGATGTAAACGTCTTCTTCAAAATTCAGTGCTATTTCAATGTCTGCGATCTCATAATCCATGAGGTCACAAGTAATTCTTGGCTCTCTGTCTTTCATGTCGCTGCGGTCATCGTTATCCGCTAACCACGTAATCAAACGCGCGTGCAATATCTCAAATGGGTATTTGCAAAAGGCGTAATCTTCAATCGAATACACCGCCCGATAAGTCATGGTGCAAAGCAATACGCGGTTGCCTTCCATTTTCCCCCGCAATACCTGTTCTATTTCTTCCGCCCATGCGTCTAATTTTTCCGAATGAAAGTAATCAGTACTCTCTAAAAACTTCCGTAGTGCAGCGATCTTTTTCATATAATCGACGCTCTAAAACCGTCAGCAAATTGGCGGCGTTTTTCTGGTAATGCGCCGTTATCCGTGGCCACTTTTAAGATGCGTTTGCTTAGCATGTCGATGCAGCTTTGCGCTTCGCCTTTCCATTCCGTCACAATCATTTCGTTACGTTCGCCCTGTATTTCTGCAGCCGCTTTGCGGTTGATGGTTTCGAAATACTTGATCAATCCAGACCGCGCCCAGTGCATGACAGCGGCTTTGTAAACGTCCACCAATTCCGCTTCGAACGCCTCTAGTGTTTCCGCGACGATCACGCTTTTCAGAATCAAAACGAAGTCAGTTAACTCTTCGTTTACATGGCGTATTGCACCCGTTAATTCGTAAACCAATGGCGCTTCGTTGTATTCACCTGGCAAGCGGTAATTGTCGATAAACGCTTGTAGTTCAATATCAGGGAAGAACGGGCGCGGGTTGGTAATCACCGTGGCCGTTGTCGTGCTGGCGGTTGTTTTACCGTTTAAACTCACGTTTCTTACTCCTGATATTTGTTATGGAACACATCACAAGCGGCTTATGGTCATCGCCATAAAATGACTACGCCAAAGCCGTTGTGTGTGCCACCTGGGGGAGCCCGTTAAGATTCTTTTACTTTTTTAGCCACACTTGCCTGTAACTTTTCCATTTTCTTTTTTACGCCTGCCGCGCTATTCAATAACATGGCTTTTTCAAAGGCACTTAATGCCGCCTCCTCTTCGCCTAGCACTTCCAAATGCTTGCCGTGCATGGCGTACATTTTCCCGTGGACAATGTCTGATAATTTCCATTTCTCCGACTCAATCGTTTTAATTAAGTCATCCAAATACGGCCCCGCGCTTTTATTCGCTTCCAACTTAGCCTTTGCCCAGTCGTACATTTGGTCACAAATAAAGGTTTCTATGCTGGAGCTAAAACGCGTCGGCATGTTGTGAATTTTTTGCTTAGCAAGGTGCAATGCTAATGGCAACGCGCGGGGAATATCGCCCAAGTCAAACAACCAAATCATGAACCACACCGCCACGATGTTTGGGTATTTCGCGGCGCTTTGTACGTAGCCATTTACAAACGCTTCTAGCTTTACAATGGCTTCTGCTTTGTAGGCTTTGCGGTCTTCGATGTCTTCGACGTTTAGCATTTCGTCAATGCTGGCCGCTAAAATCGCTTTGTTCGTTTCAAGCTCTGGATTGCCGATAAATTCGGAATCGTCTTGCAACTTGTCTTTGATTTTTTGAACGCCGTTTTCGACCCAATCCATACGGTCGTCTAAGTCGCTAACGTTAATTTTTACGCTGCCTAGGTCGTCGCTTAATTCGTCAACCGTTCCGGCCAATTCGTCGGTTTTTTCACCTTGGCTTTCTACGTCGGCTTTCAAGTCATCAACGGAACTTTCCACGCCATCCACTTGGTGCTCCAAGTCGTCTAGCTTTTCGCTTTCTGGATTTTTAGTCTCTGCTTTGGCCTTTTCGGCTTCTGCTTTTTCGGCTTCTGCCTTGGCTATCGCTTTTTCGGTTTCTGCTTTTTCCGCTTCTGCCTTGGCTTTGGCTTTTTCTGCCTTTTTACTCATTAGCTTTTGCTGCACTTTTGATAAAACAGGCGCCTCATCCTTACCACTTTTATTGGCTGGCTTGGCCGCTTGATTCTGCGCGTTTATCAATGCTATTCGTTCCAATCGACGTTTTTTAATCAGGCTCATGCTCTTGTCCATTTGTATGGGTTTAATCAATGACACTCATGTTCAAGCGAATGCCATTTGTTAAACCTATTGGTTTATACGGCTGGCGGCACGTAGGCCACCACGTTTGTTTCAACCGCAATCGCGCGATAATCTTCAACGATGTAATCTTCGCTGAACGAGTTAAAGTCTTCGATTTGGTCTTTTTTCGGGTTGTCGATGATAGTTCGACGCCACGTACCTTCTTGGCGATAAATCGACAAGTTGGAATAAAACGTAATCATGATCGCGTTTTCAGGGAAGAAAGGCGGTGTTTCCGCTTGCAGACCACCGTAGGTATCTAGCAAACGGCCACCATCTAAATGACGTTTTTCACTTGGCTTATCACCACCTGCAGCATAAAACTTGTTTTCTGCCAGACTGATCAAGTTGCTACCAATAAACACACGCAAGCGCGGATCATTACGAAACACTGGATCAATGCTGTCTTTCATTTCACGAACAACGGCATCTAGGTTTGCGTAATTACCATCAACGCCAATAGTGATTTCATCGTCACTAATTTGCACCGGCGCTTCGTTGCGGATTTTCTGGAACCAACCAATGTTTACATCTTGACCTAGTGGGTTCGCTACTGGATCGGTTGTTGCCGCTGCGCTTGTGCCATACCAACCAATACGTAAACGGTCATTTGCAATTGCCATACGAATGGCCGACGCGTAAAGCTCGGCAAATTTACCGCCAGCGACGTGTTTCCACTGGTCAATGATGCTGTATTTCAATGCCACGTCAGCGTTAGTTTGTTTCAGCGAGTAGCCGAATTTTTCCAACGAATGAAGGCTGCGCGCTGTTCGCTCTGCGCTTCCGCTGGTATCGGTACGACCCGCCACCAAGCCAGAAACAAACAGACCGATTTTCTCACCTACTTTTTCCGTAACTGCTACGTTTGCGTTGATTTTCCCTAAAAATGGAACGCCATCTTCAACGGCTTTTTCAAACAACTTTTGTACTTGTGCCGGCGTAACTGCGAACTGTTCACCCGCCCCCACACCAACCTGTTTGTGGATTTTCTGGCTAAATCCTTTTAACTGGTCTCGACCTTGTGCTGATAATGCGTAATTGCCCATCACTTTTTCCTTTGCTGAATTCTGTTTTTAAGCGGCTCCCCAGACGCTTGACCATGTAGTACTGTTAGAAAATGTCGAAAGACTCTTCCGACTCACCTGTGCTTTTCGGTGGTACTTTCGTTTTGTCTTGTCTCGCTTCGTCCAAGTCATTTCTCAACTTTGTGAAGTCTTCATTTAATTTTCCGAGCGTTTCGGCTTGCGTTTTAAAAGCCTGCTTCTCACCTTCAAGCTCGGTGATTTTTTCATTCAGCGTCTTGATTTCCGCAGCGAATTCATTCGGCTTATCGCCTTCTGGCTCGCCTTTATTCGTCACTTCTTCAAGCTTGGTGCTAAATTCGTCTACTTTGGCTTGCAGCTTGTCGAACGCTGCTTTTTCTGCTTCTGTCATTGGGTCGTCTTCCTTTGGGGAGTTACTAAAGAATCGTTTGAAGAACGGGCGTTTTTTCACTTCGGCCATTAACTCTTCGTCTGTTTGGGGTGTTTCGAATTCCAGCTCTACGCTGCCTTCGTTAACAAAAATTTCGTCCTGCTTGCCTTTGTGGCTAAAGGAAAGTTTTTCCGTGCCAAGGCTGGCGGGCTCGTCGGTAATGGCTAAGTGCATCAAGTAGGCTTTTCCTGTCTTGGCAAAGTCCTCTATTACTCGAATACTGGTGTAAAGCTTTTGACCCGCTTTATTTAGTGCAATCAAAAGCTCGTTTGCTGCTAATCTCGCAAACAAACACACTCTACCTTTGGCGTCTTTTTCAGTTTTTAACTCGACCACGTCGCCGTAATTACCACTACCCGACCAGTGATCTTTAAAAATATTGGCTGGATATTCTTTAGCGTCGTAGGTCTCAGCCATATCAATTAGCCACTGTTCTTTGATCTCTCGACCATCCACAGTTGGGCCAGCCGTTGCGACTTTGAACCATTTCGACTCTTTCGTTTTATCCGCCATTTTTTAAACCTTGCCGTTTTGCCAATCAGTTAAAACACTCTGTAAAGCAAAGATAAGCGTCAAATAGCGGCGATTCCAGCGGGTAAAATCCACAGAATTGCGATAACGGCATAATCACAAGTCGTTGTATTTAATGACGTTATTAGTTGATTGCATGGCGGCTAATATGGCGGCATGGCACATTCCACAGATACGATTGATCATGCAAGACTGCTTTATATCCGCGCGCACAAACCAGCGGAGATAGCGACACGTCTAAACGTGAGTGAAAGGACGGTTTACGGTTGGATTGATAAATTCAATTGGAAAGAATTACTGGCTTACGACACGGCAGAAATAGAAGTCAGCCGACGCATTAGCACGCTAACGAACCGCGAGAATAAAACTAAAGAGGAAGTGCAAGAGCTTACTTCTCTGTGTCGTATTTTTGGCAGTTTAAGACAGGACCTAGCCAAAGCCGAAAAAATTGTGGCCGAGGCCAAAGCCATTGCCGATGGCAAACCGGAAGCCGTAGAAGGCGCTGTCAATCGCGGCAATCGTCGTGGCAATAGCAAAAGAAAAGCCAAGGCAAAAAATGACATCAGCGGTATTGATATTGGGCTCTTTGATACATGGGCTCATGAAAACCTTTTCGAATACCAAAAGCTTTGGCGAGCGGTGGCGCACGATCCCGACCTTTGCCGAAATCGCTTTATCTTAAAAAGCCGCCAAATCGGCGCCACCTATTATTTCGCATGGGAAGCCTTCGAGGACGCGGTTAAAAACGGCGATAACCAAGTATTTCTATCCGCCTCGAAAGACCAAGCACGTATTTTCAAAGGCTATATTCAAGCCTTCGCCCGCGCTCAATTCGATATCGAATTAAAAGGCCAAGACAGCATAGAGCTTTATAAAGACGGCAAACTATGGGCAACTCTGTATTTCTTATCGACGAATTCCAGCACGGCGCAGGGCTACAACGGCCATCTATATGTAGATGAAGTATTTTGGATTCATGGCTACGCCAAATTACAAAAATTGGCGTCTGGTATGGCCTCACAGAAAAAGTGGCGTCGCACGTACTTTTCTACGCCGTCCAGTTTGCAACACCCCGCTTATGAGCATTGGAGCGGTGCGAAATTCAATAAGAACCGATCCCGTAAAGTGGATATTGATCTATCCGAAAAAGTGCTTAAACAGGGCGCGCTTGGTGGCGACAAAATATGGCGCCATCTTGTTACCGTGGAAGATGCAGAAAAAGCCGGTTGCACGCTGTTCGACATTGCAGAACTCAAAGCCGAATACAGCAAGGCGGATTATGAAAACCTATTTGGTTGTAAGTTTGTTGATGATAACGAAAGCGTATTCCCGTTCTCGACGTTGCAGAAATGTATGGTCGACGCGTTTAGTAAATGGACAGACGTGGATTTTGACAGTGACAATCCAAGCCGCAATAGACCAGTGGCGATTGGTTACGATCCGTCACGGATTCGAGACAACGCCGCCTTGGTGGTGTTGGAAATCCCTATCAGCCACGCGCAAAAATGGCGCGTGATTGAAACTGTTCAATTTAAAGGCGAAACATCAGAATACCAAGCCGCAAGAATCGCCGAATTTTACCAGCGTTATAACGTGAAATGGTGCGGCATTGATGTGACCGGCATAGGTTACGACACATTCGATTGCTGTAACGCTCTACGTCTAAAACACATCATCCCCATTCATTATTCCGTCGCCGAAAAAACCGACCTGGTAACACGCGCGAAACGATTAATAGACGGCGGGCGCTTTGAATATGACATGGGTAATAAAGACCTATCTCAATCTTTAATGATGATTCAACAAATCACCACACAAAACGGCTCTATTACTTATGGCGCGCCCCGCAGTGGTGAAACAGGCCACGCGGATTTAGCGTGGGCGTCATTTCACGCAATGCAAGCCGAACGACAATATAACAAATCGAAACAACCCGAGAAGAAAACCAGCGGATCACGCGTTTCTATTGGATAACCAAGGGGAAATTAATCATGAAAAACAAGATAGACCATATCACCAGCGAATCATTAAACGAATGGGCAGAAAAGAACCTTTTCCTATACCAATTATTTTGGCGCCAAAAGCGCCAACACCACACGCGCTTTATCAACGCATCCAGAATGATTGGCACGACTCATCACTTTATTACTGAAGCATTTGAAAACGCGGTAAACAGTGGTGTAAATCAATTCCTTTTCGCTCAGTCTTTTAGATTTTGCGAACACCTTTGCGAACTCATCACCCAACATGCAAAGCGTGAATTTTCCGCCACTTTGGAATACACAATACCCGATAAAGATGCGCCTTTTGTCTTAACCCTCACAAAACACGGCCAACCATGGGCAAGCTTTTACTTCATTCACCCAGACGCTTTGCAACACCCGTCTTATGCTGCATTAAGCGGCGATTGTTATATTGATCAAGTGTGTTATATCGACAATTTCACCACGATTCTAAACATTGCCAAGGTCATTTCTTGTCACACACGACACCGCCTAACGCTGGTTAAAACCGGTGATTGGCTTGATGGCCCCGCGCGGGATCTTTGGAACAAAAACAGCCTTTACACCTGGCACCACACGCTAACCGTGGAAGATGCCACTCACATGGGTTGCGACCTAATCGACATTCCCACACTCAAAGCCGAACTTACCGAAGCCGACTATAAGCGCCTCTTCCTCTGTGAATTTATCACTCAAGCACCGATTCAGGACAATTAATCATGACGACCATTGAAAAACCACGCCAACGATTAGACAGCTCATACACCAGCACGGCTTCCGGTGTACTCATGCCCGCCGATCCGAAAAAAGGCAACTCACATGTGTTCACCTTTGGCGATCCAGAACCCGTATTAGGTAGCAATATTGCCGATTATTTAGGCGTTTTTGCCGATTCGAACGGGTATTGGTATGTTCCGCCCGTTAGTCTGGTTGGTCTAGCAAAGACGATGAATGCGAACGGCACCCATGCCAGTGTGTTGGAATTCAAACAAAATCAGCTTTTAGCCAGTTTCAAAGACAACCCGATGATTTCACGATCTCAAATACGCCACGCGTTTAAAGATTTCGAGGTGTTCGACAACGCCTACCTCTTAACGATCCGTAACTTTTTAGGCGGCATTAATCGTTATGTGCACTTACCCGCTATTAATGTTCGCGTGGGCACGGAAAACAATTATTTTCTACTTCAATCAAACGGCTCTTTCACCGAATACGCCGCCGCCGACATCATCCACTTAAACGGCGGTGATATCCGTCAAAGCATGTATGGCGTTCCGACTTACTTTGCGGGAATTAACAGCATTATGCTTGGCGAATCGGCCACGCTATTCCGTCGTAAGTATTACGATAATGGGGCGCATACTGGCTATATTCTATTAACCTTCGACCTAGAAGACGACAAAGCCGAAGACATAGAAAGCGCCATGAAACAATCAAAGGGCCCTGGCAACCATCAATCTATGTATATCAATATGCCCGCCAGCGTGAACGGCAAACCGGGCTTCATGAAAGACCGAGTTCAATTGATCCCCGTTGGTGACTTTGGCAACCGTGACGAATACGACAAGATCAAAGAAATCACGCAGCAAGACATTCTGAACATGCACCGAGTACCCGCAGGACTTGCCAGCATCATGGCAAACAACGCCGCAGGGCATGGGGATTTAAAGAACGTTCGTGAGGTGTATTACGACTGTGAAACCATCCCCAAACAAGCAATCTGGCAGGAACTAAACGACCAATTACTAACACGGGCTAAAATTGGCTTTAACGATCCGCGCTGGTTGGTCGATGTAAAGGCGAATAAATAACTATGCTGAATTTCAACAAAGGTTTATTCAATGTTTTTGGTTCTAGTAACGCATTTCAAAGTGCGACCATGAGCAAAGCCACGGCCACCAATGGCCAATGCGGCACACTACGAGCGCGGCTTGATAAATACTTACCCGTTGAAGGTGAAACCATTGTTGATCCAACATTACCCAACGCCACCAAGGTGACGAATTGCCAAACCGCGTTAGACAATTACGGCACCGGTGCGAACACGCTAAACGCCCATGTACAAACGCGACTTGATTCGTTGCTGGATGACATGCAAGTGGCGAGCGCCGTTAAGTCGGTAGACAGTTACATTAGCGATGTACCCGAAAGCTGTTACAACATCAACACGATTGCGGGCACCGCCGCCGGTGCAACGGACGGTTTATTAGCCGCTTCCACGGACATACTAAACGAACTAGACCAAGGCATTACCGCATTTGATGGCAGCACCATGGAACTGGAAGATTTTGAAGCTTTGTTAGATAGGGTTACCGCTGAACTTGCCAGTAACTTGGTGGCGATTTTAGGGATGATCAGTAACGAGGCGAGCATGGTTCAAAACATGTATGACACCCACATGCGCATGGCGAAATCGTTTAAAGTTTCCGCCTTGATAGATGACCCGTGTGTAAGGCCGTTTTTGGTAAGATTGGCAGGGCCAGAACTTAGCGCCGTGCTGGTTAGTGACTTTGGTGTGGATGATTTGGAAGGGCTTTAAACGGTCAATATTTAAAAACGTGACGTGTCACGCTTTTAATCCATATTTCACCAACACCCTTTTAAAGCGCGCTTTGTACTGCTCTATGTTTTTAGGTGGTAACCATTCATCTAATCCCTTTGCGCCTTTCTGCCTGTTCAGTCTTACTTCGACGGCCACTAGGTTTATCGGATCATTGGCAAACTGTTTGCGCTTCTCTTTACTCCACTCATTCGCCCCGTGATCCCATGCCCATTTCAATGGCACGATGTGGTCTATGTCTAGCTTGGCCGCATCAAATATCACTTCACCGGAATACATAGAAATCCAACGACCAAAAACGACGCGACATTGCTTGTCTGTATTGAATCGAACTGGCGCGGTAGACATTGAAATAAGAATCTCTTGGCGGGTGTTTTGGCAATCGCGGTCAATATCCGCCCAGCCGCTACCAAATTCACTTCGCTTGTATTTCGTCACGCCTGCGAGCGCATTACCCGCTATCAATAACGACAATACAAGACACACCAAGACACGTGTTTTTTTCATTTTCTCTCTACTTATTAGGTGAATTTTTAAAAACGTGACGTGTCACGCTTTTGTAAATGTTTTATAGTGCGACTTTTATAAAACTAAATTAGGGAAGGAACCATGGCGCTAAAACCGTGTAAGGAATGCAAACAAGAAGTCTCAACGAAGGCGAAATCTTGCCCCCACTGTGGTGCGAAAAATCCGACGGTATCAGGTAAAGACACCGCAAAAGGATGCCTTGCATTTATTGTCTTGTTTGCTGTTCTCACTGTCATTATCACGTCATGTAGCGACGACACAGAACCAACACAACAAGATATCCAACCAATTCAACAAACCACCCAAGAAAAGCCAGATAACGCCAACACAATAAAGCTCTTAAAAATATCTAGCACCACACTTCACAACAAACCAGCCAAAGCGATTGTGTATGGTGAAAACAATGAAAATAGCTGCTATATAAAGCTCTACACTACATCCATTCAACAAGGTTACGAATACACATCCCAAAAAATCTACAGTAGTGATATTTCGGCAGACTGCTCCATCAACGGCGTATATTATTCAACATCATCAAAACACCCGACCACAGTAAGTATAAAAATAAACAGTTTAGACACCGAATCACAACAAGCTGTTTTAACCGTTTATCTGAAATTAGTTTCCGCCACATCCAAAGGTGACAGCTATTACACGATCCCAGAAACACAGCTAAAACTAAGCGGCGATCAATTTACCGCTTTCACCCAGTAATAAAACGCCCCATCATTGGGGCGTTTTATTACTTATCACATTTCTAATAAATGGCACGATTTCATCTTCTAGTGGTGATCCGTGCTTATCTAGATATTTATTAACGCCTTGGTCACTCACTAACACCTTAAATGCCCATCCATCAACAAAACACCTAAACTCCCTAAACACACCAAAATTTTCATTTTCACTATCTCGCGAACGGTTTTTTCCTGCCTTTTCCGGCGACTCAAACGGCGCTAAATATGGTTTTCTACTTGTTAACACAACACGACCATTATCCGCATTTACTTCTTTAAAATCTTGTATATGCCGGTTATGAAGATGACCATCAAATAACCTAGGTATAAGGATATATTCGGTGCTTTCTAGTAAACCCTTTTCATGCCTGCATTTCATGCACTCTCTATTTCCATTAATACCCGGCTTAAAGTTGTGCTTTTTACATGTAATTTCTTCTTTCATAAACCACCCCGTTTTTTCGCTTTATTCATCATAAACTTTTTTCGTTACAGGTCTACATTACGCCCTGTCATGGTTTAATAACCACAGGCTGCCTTTTCACGTTAATGGGTTGTGTAAGCCAGTAACGATCAAACAGACAATGGTCGTCAAGCTGGCAATTTGGATCTAAACAATGACGGCAACGGGGTTTAGTTACTGATTCCGCTTCAATATCTTCTATAGCCCGCTCATTCGCGTTCGCCGGAGGACGACTAAACTTACCTTCTAACCTTATTTTTGCAGCAGCTTTTCTTATTTCCTCAGAAGCCTTCTTGATTGCTTCCGCATCAAACCTAAAATCATGAAAGTAACGGTTTGTTGGTAATTCGATAGATTCCGCGACGCGTTCGCCTAGCAAGCGTTTGTTGTCGCATTCTATAACGGCCATTTTCAAAAGTAGGTCACCAATCAGGTGTTTTGGTATCACGTAGCTCTCCACGATGCCGTGTCTAACGATTTGCAGCGTATCGGCACAATTTACCGCCGTGGCTAGCGTTCCGTTGTCTACCTGCCCGAGGGTGATTTTTTGGGCGTGTTCTATGATGGTTTCTAGGTCTTTCATGCTATACCCCTTTCCCTTCCAACAGTTTAACCGCCTTTTCCGCCTTCTCTCTTGCCATATCCACGTAATGAATGGCGGTATCGTCTTCCGTGTGATTACTGACCATGCCGATACATTCCGCCGCTTGCTCTATTTCGTGTTTTGCCTCTTCAATGCGCTCAATCTTCTTTTGCATTGCTGGCCATGCACATTGACACTGTGTCGAATCACCATGGCATTGATGGCAAACAGGCGCCATGCTCAACATGCAGTAACCAACAGGCAACCCCCAATCACCACAATCAACAATGTGTGTAATGACTCGACGCACATTCTCTTTGAACATACTGCCACCCAGAACACTTCCCCCTTTTATCGAAAATGGGTAAAACTCTAAAATGTCGCCAACCTTGTAATCTCGGTCATTAATACGGATCTCGGCTTTTTTCTCACCAATTACCAAACTACCCCAGAACATTGGATCTATTTTCAATTCATGTACTTTCATTGCTATTACTCCCCAGTGTTAATTTTTAAAAACGTGACGTGTCACGCTATTCGGTTCTTGATCCGCCAATCATGGCGAGCAAACGCGGCTCTATTGGCTCGCGTTGTTGCTGTTCGATTGTCTCTTCCATGCTTTTCGCATACTCAAAAACACCATCATCAGAAACAAGAATCCCATCACTCGCGCCCGTTTTAGGGTTGCGGGTAACGGCCAGCCCTAGCGGGTGCAATACCTCTTGGTTGATTCGGGCCATCAAACCCAATTCTGCTAATTGGTTCCAATCTATTGATTTCATAATGCGTTCCCCCGTTTGGTTAATTTTTAAAAACGTGACGTGTCACGCTATGGTTTTACAATCTCAGTTTCTTTTCTTCCCGCGTGTACCAGCATTCAGCCACGCCTTTTAATTTCGGTATGCCTAGGCCATTTTTGCAGCCCATTGGTAATGGCTCGCCGCAAAAGTCGCATTGTCCTAAGTGCTTTTTCTCTTCATCCACCCGCTTCTTTTCACGACGGATCAAGGTAGAGATAAATTCTTCAGGACTGTAAGGCTCGGCCCCGCCGCGATAGGCGCATAGCTCGGCCAGTGTTTCGGACTCGGTTTGTGATAATGGAACTCGGTATTCATGAATACCGAGTTCAGATTTTTTTTCGGCATCCCGTTGGCGTTTAGCGCGCTGGCGCTCTTTGTCTTGCTGGCGCTTCTTATCAGCCTTGGCTTTGGTTTTGGCGTCCACACTCACACCCCTTTGATGTTCAGTTGTTCTTGCTGCTCTAGAATCTTGCGCGCCATGCTAATCACGTCGCGTTGCGGTGGGTTTACGTAGTGCTTAAATTCCATACCAAAAACAGAACGCGCGCCGCATCCGTCCTTTGCCATGCACTGCACGTAAAGTTCCTTATAAAACACGTCTGTTATCTCTTTTGCTAAATCGTTACTGTTGGTGATTACCGCTTTACCCTTACAGTGAGGACATTTAACCCGTACTGACATTTGCGCCACCTCCACCACTTCCGGTTGGCTGATTTCTAAGGCCGAAACTCGGCCCCGTACACTTATTGACACGAGTCCAAGGGACGGCTTCGCCATCCTCTAAAGAAGAAGACCCTTTTTTACGTACAGTCCATTCGTGAAGTCGAGTAATCAGCACATTGATTTCATTCGCCACGCCTTTTACTGCCTTGACCATTTCCCCATATTGATTTTCTACTTCATCGCTATAGTGAATTTTCAACGCTTGATCACGGCCAGCAAACACGCCGCCCATCAGCTTTACGAATCCGCTATAGTCGGCACGGTTGGCCGCGTGATAAATGTCTTTAAAAAACTCAGGCGCATTGTCTTTGCCGAACTTGCGCAACTCGCGCCAAATCGTAACGGACGCACCGCCAACAAACTGAAACTGACGAATACGATTCAAACGTGCCCACGCCACAATGCGATTGGCCGCATCACTACCGCTTCGACCTGTCTCGTGGTCGGTATCTACATGTTTACCGTGGATGTTTTTAGAAATGTATTTGACGATGTAACCCACTGCCGAACCTTTGGCCGGATCAATCTTTTCGACTTTAACGCGGTACTTTTTAGCACCCGCTTCATTGCCATCTTCTTGCAGGGCATAATGATGAAACGCGTCTAAAAATTCTTTTGCTCGGCTCGGTTGAACCCACAACATTAAATGCCAATGTGGGCACCCGTCATGATGCGGCTCTACCGTGCGTAAACCATAAAACGGAATGCCATGGCGCTCGCACCATGAACGGAATCGACACCAAACCCCGTTCAAATAGGTATGCGCTTCCCGCACATCTGGACACCCTGCACGCCAGTATTTTTTATTTCTCACACTGATATGCTTATCGTCTTTTTTGATTGATGTAATGGGATGGTACTTAGACGGAGCGGTTAGCGTGAGAAAGTAACCTTGGTGTCCTTGCTCTTCTGATATCTCTTCCAAGCCTTTGGCACGAACAACTAATTCTGAAAAACGGTTATCAGCATTGGACACACACTTTTCAGACAATTCAGCCAACGTGAAGGATTGGCCCAGTTCGTTGATTGCTTCCCAACCTTCTAAAAAGGCTTTGTTATTGGCTTTCTGTTTTTCCGCTTTGTTCAATGCCCAGTTAGACACATACGGCGATTTGTAACGCTCTACTTCGCCGCACTCCCTCAAGATATCTTCAACAATTACCCATTGCTTTTTCGCCTGTCGAGTCCACCATTCTGGCGTAATCATTCTCGCCATTAACCCCAACAACTTATCGTTGTCGTCCCAACCTTTAAAATTGACACCGACCTCAACAAGTTGGGATTGCATAAAGCCTTTTACCGCTTCAATGCCGTTTTGAACATAAATGCCCATCATCTCGACTTCAAAATAATTACTGCGTTTTTCAGCCCATGACGCCAAATGTTCGCCGTCAAATTCCGTGATCATCTTGTCGCAAAAATGCAGACGTTTAACCACATGACGCAACCACGCCATAGTCGTTCCTTTCCGCTCTTTGCCGCGCACTTCCAATTCATGCAAACGGTCACATTCTTTACCGATAGGCCCACGCATTACCGTGACTTTCGCCAATAATTCAAAGCGCTCAATCACACCACGCAACCAATTGTTGGCCGCAACATAGCCCTTTTCTTGGTCTAACTCGTCAAGACGCTTTTGCAAAACAGTAGCGTCCTCACGACTTACACCGCTCAATAATTCCGCGCGCCAAACCAAACACTGTTCCGTTGGCATTGTGTTAATCATGCTCAATCGCCTCCACACCATCTAACGCACGAAAACTTTGTGCGATATCACGCATGACAATCTGGTAATCAGAATGACCTTCGAACATTCCCGCGACCCGCTCCAAAATAACCATCTTGTTTGCCAAGGCATGAGCCGCTGAATTCACCGTCCAAGACTGTGTAAAGTGCGGTCCAATAACATCGCGCATGGTGCCTTTTTCAAGCAGCAAGAATTTATCTAACTCTCCTTTTACCGCCGCATTCACCATTCGCATCATCATGTCTAATTCGAAGCAACAAAGCGGGTGCGCTGACTGCTCAAAAAAACCTTCGAACGAATACCGCCCCTTATCAACAGAACTGGAATTAAAAGACGGCTTATCACGCAACTTCATCAATGTGTATTCTGGTGACCAGATACTCATGAAGGTTTCACCCGCAATGCCGCCCTTGTCTATCTCATGACACACGAACATCTTTTGCCAATGGCTAGCGATAAGACGCAACACGTTTAATTCCGTTGTCGTGAACGAAAATAAAATCGACTGAACTTTGTTTAATGGTTTTGGTTGCACTGTCATTGCGTTGAACCTCTAATGCTTTCTTTTCTTCTTTCCACGAACGCCATATTTTCTGACGTACTTCTTGCGGCGGCATGATCCGCAACATGGCTTTTAGCTGTTCGTATGACAGCTCAAGGGGTGTGATAATTTGCATGTGTCGTCCTCGCGGTTCATGGCGTCTAGTTCCTCGCCACTTACTAAGAATTCGGAATGGCCGCACTCAGGGCAGAACTTGGCACCACCCAATAAACCAAACCATCCACCTAAGTGGCTTTTGGTTCCTTTCCAACCGCAATCGATGCAGTCGTAAGTCTCGGCGCCGTCTTTTTGAATAGCTTCGAATTGCTGTATTTGCGCTTCACGCGCTTGATGATTTATCTTTGCTGACATCATAAAAAACCCACTTTGATAAACATCGAAAATTCCGCCACACTACCAACAACCAAAAATAAAGCAGACGCCGCGGCCAAGGCCATGCGGCGGTTATGTCTTTTTCTGGCTGTTTTTTCCGTGAAATCGAAATGCATACATCACCCCCAACTATCGCCCGTGAGCAATCACGGCCAGACGCGTTCTTTCTAATGAGCCAATGGCTTCATCCACTTCTTTCAATACTTTGGAACGTTCGCGCTCGGTCAATCGATTGTCGGCCAAGGCTTCTTGCACCACGGCGAATACGTCGCCGCACTCTTTGCCTTGGTTGATCATGGCGTCAAGGATGGAACCGGGCGCGTCTTTCAATGTGCTTAACACCAGCTCGGCTTGCATGGCGCGCAACACGACGCCGTTACCGGTTAGGATCGTGATGGCGAATAGCTCATGAACGGTTAATTTATTGAAGGCGTTTTCAGGGTTGACCTTGTTGGTCAATATTTTGCGGCTTATACCGAGCGTGTCGGCTATTTGCCCAGCGTCCATTTCAGACGTATGGACAAGGTCGTGCAGTGCTTTTTGAAAGTGATCCATCTTCATTCTCTCCCCAGACAATGGCATGTTTTTAAAACTAAGCGGTTTGTTTATGCTGACAGCTATACAAAGAAGCATCGTATTTAAGATCGCCTTCTGTAATTCGCTCTAGCTTCATGGCGTGAATCTCTGGGATTCGATCTGGCCAACAAGAAATCGCGGCACGAGAAAGATTTAGCGTTCTTGCAACCTCGGACTGATTTCCACCAAAGTGTTCAACAACAGTTTGTTTGAGCATTTTTACCAACCCCTTAACGTTTAGTTAACCGAACACTAATCGTTAGGCAAATGTATGTCAAGACGTTCTAACATAATGTTTTGTTTAATTGACGGTTATTCATATGACTACAGGCCAAAGAATTTCGAAAAAGAGACAAGAACTAGGCATCTCGCTTAGAGCGCTTGGTCGATTAATTAGCGCCGCACCCGCAACAGTTTCACTATGGGAGCACGACACAAACCAACCAAATAGTGAAAACCTACTCAAACTAGCCAAAGCCCTAAACACCACGCCCGAATGGTTAAGACATGGACACGGCGTAAAAGAAAGCAAAAATATTTACAATATTGAGCCGGCATCAAAACAACCAGCCACAAGAAAACTACCCGTAATTAGCCACGTTCACGCTGGAAACTGGGCAGAAGCAATAGACTACTATGCGGCTGGAGACGATGTAGAATGGGAAGATGCACCTTACTCAACCAGCACAAACGCTTTTTGGTTGCGCGTAGTCGGCGACAGCATGACGTCACCTGTTGGATTAAGCATCACAGAAGGAATGTTAATATTAGTTGATCCCGACATAGCGCCCGAAAATGGAAAGCTAGTGGTTGCAAAGCTAGACGGAACCGATGAAGTTACCTTTAAGAAACTGGTTATTGATGCTGGTCAAAAATACTTAAAACCTTTAAATCAATCCTACCGCCCGATTGATATTAACGGCAATTGCCAGATTGTCGGCGTCGTCACAGAGCTAAAGCTTAAACTCTAAATCTCACCTCCCCCTAACAAAAAGTGTTTATGTTGCTTGACATAAAACACTTTCGTCTTTACTGTTTGGCTAACTAAACACCTATAGACAGCAGGGGACACACAATGACAAACCAAGCCACCATCATCAAAGCAATGGGCAATACCAACTTTCTAGACTTCGTTGAATCTCACGATAAAAGCGGTCGTTTAGAAAAAACGTGCGCTGAATTCTTCACGGATTACCACGGCAACGACGCCGCCGCTCAATTAACCACTCTTAATGATCTTCACCTTTTTTCGTTATGGCGCTTCTTTGTTACCTATATGTTGGGCTTTGCACCATACGGCTTTCAAATGGATATGGCATTCAACTCTGACTGCAAAACACCATGGGAAACAGAAGGCCTGAAAAAGCTAATCACCGAACAACACGAATACGCCATTAGCCAATTTGCATAAGGAGAACACCATGACACAGCCAGTAAAAAGCGAACTCATCAAAATCAAAGACGTTATGAACATGACGACATTTAGCCGCAACACGGTTTACAAACTGATTGGTAGTGGTGAGTTCCCACGCCAATTGAAAGTAGGTGCGGGCTCTTATTGGAGACGCAAAGAAGTGGAGCAATGGCTAGACGATTTAATGCCAGCCACCGACGAGCAAGTGCAACTTGCCTCAGAACAGGCCGCTAACGCAGCCAGAAGAAAAACGCATTAAAAAAAAGGCCGGTAGGAAATGCAACTTCCCAACCGGCCGAGACAAAACCAACCATTACAAAGGAATCAATTATGTCTAACGCAGATTATAACGTCATCCAACGCACCACGTTAAGCGGTTTTGTGAATCTCTCACCAGATTTGCAAAGCCGATACCTGGCAACGTGCCCTACATGTGTAAAAACCGCCCTTCTTAAACTGACTAAGTAACAAGGAATCTTCATGGCAACGAAATCACGTTTTTTATCCGCTGAAATCCATTTGGCCGATACATTCAAAACCGAAGTGACAAAGTGCCCAACATGTGGCGGCGACTCAGTCCAACGCGCTGGACACTTTGAAGCATGCGTACCCGATGCCGAAGCACTATCTATAAAAATGCACGCCGTAGAAAAAGCCATCAAAACTTTTTACCTTGCCCTAGATCGTGGTGAACACGCTTTGGTTTATCAAAGCAAAGCGTTTCGAAATATTGAAAGCGCACTAGGTATGCAATGGGAAAGCGGCGCCATGACCGAGCATTTACGCAAGCACCCAAAGTTTAAAGAAATGTATGAACAACGACTTAAACGAATGAACAACAACTAAAAAGGAAATAACCATGTCTCAGCAACATCAACAAAACAACCAACCGTTAGCAAAAGGCCGCGTATGTTATGCAGCGGAATATTACCCAACAGGTCAGCGCGACGGGCAGAATAAACCCATCATGAAAGCGCGCTTTGCCAACTTGGGTAAAGCCACGCTTTGGCCGAGCGAACAACCGCACCTACCACCACAGGTAAGCATTGATCTTGATTCCATGCCAATTGGTTCAACGGGATCAATAAAACTCACCATCTTTTGGGACGATCCAACCCAAAACCAACAAGCGCCCGCACCGCAACATCAACAAGCGCAAGCGCCACAACCACAAAGTTACGGAAGCTGGGGCAACCCTCCACCACAACCAGCACCGCAGCGTTAAACCTAAATTTCAGACACAAAAAAGCCGCCAATCACGGCGGCTTTCTTTTATCAACGGGAGTAAACACAATGAAACAGCAACTCACAGCAATGAGTCCAGAATTCCGCGCGGCGATTGAAGAACAACAACAGGCTTATGATGCCGCCGCAACGAGAAGCCAAGCAGGTGAAGCCGAGTACAAAGACGCTATTTTGCGCTTATTGAAGTTGGCGCAAAGTGACAGCAGCGCGGGGGAAGTCGCCGCACAAATCTTGCTTTCTACTTACAACAGTTACAACTGGCACGCACCACTGGCGTGGTTTTGCCACCTCGACGCCCTCAACTTTGACGCAGCAATAACCGTCATCAAAGGCCGCTGGTCATTGCACGCCGAACCGCACAACGTCATCCAAAACGGCCACGCCCTTTTCAACGATCTCGAAAAGCGCTGGCCTAACTTACCAACGCAAGGTTAATGAAACCTCAAATTTCAGACACAAAGGAGGCCGCAATTGTGCGGCCTCCTTTGTTTGTACTTGTCCTTGTTTGTCTCTGTTTGTCTTGTTTAGTCTGCGGTTTTTCTAGCCAAAATGATAAATCAAGTTTACAATGAATATTAATGTGACGGCACAGTCAAACATAAAGTGTCGCAAAGGAGGGGAAATGAGCATTCTTGGCTTATTCAAAATATCTAAATCTGATAAGTACCTAGTCAGAAGACTTAAGCTAGCTGAACGCGACGGCTTATCTATCAAAGCAAGCCGTGATGGCATACTTTCGATATCTCCAGAAGATGTTGCTAGATCACATACGTATAAAAGAGATGCAGAAAAAGCCAAAACACTAGTTACTGGCTAAACAACGATAGGATTGTGGCACAAACGGAATGACATTATTCTTAATAGCACCACTAATTTTTAGTGGTTATATTTTTTGCCACTTACATAAATTTCAACACCTTAAGTTAGAAAAAAGGCATGGCCAGTACCTATACCTTACTTTCTTTACTTGGGGTTTGCTTTTCTTCTTTATCGCCTCAGTAATAGTACTCTCTTTCTATCACTTTCATTCAGGCAAGTTGTCTTTTTTCAGTAAAACGTATGAACTAATATTCTTTAAAATAACAGAAGAAAGCTTGTCACCATTTGAAAAAAAATCTGAATCGGTAACATCACTTGCACTTCTAATTTACATATCAATTGTCTCTTCATTACTATCAGTCATCTTTGCCGATCTGTACAACTACATACTAAGGTATCGATTCAAAGAAATTTCTGATCTAGTTCTAATAGGTAGGCTAATAGGTAGAGACGCTTCCAAAGTGATGTTATTTGATGCATTCATAGAAAGACGAAACCTTTTAATTACACTAGATACTAAAAAGGTTTATGTCGGAAGGCTTCTTAGCTTCGAATTAAATAGTGCGGATTCCCCAGATTTCCATGAACATTTAATCATTATCCCTCTCATTAGTGGCCACAGAAAGGATTCGGACAATAGAGTTGAATTCACGACCAATTACAACCCAGATCCGAACAGCAATTTTTCGATTTCCATAAAAAAAGAAGCTATTGTTACCATCAGCCACTTTGACATAGACACCTACCATACAATACAAAACTCAACACAAAGCCACATCGACGACGAACCGAGAAAAACTTATTTCAGACATAAAAAAACCGCTTAGAAAGCGGCTTCTTTATGCCTGAAATTAATTTTTACATGTAAGCTTTTTATTAATATTTCTAGCAACAAAATTCATACTTATTCCCTTAAAGAAAGGATGCCATGGATTTGGCGCTATAAAGTAAAATCGATTATCTGTTTCCCATACGAGACAAACTTCTCCCGCCAATCCAGCATCTCTTGCATACAATTGAAGCGAATCTCTCAGTTCGTTTTGTTTTGTATTAGACATATTACTCAGAGAACTCGACACTGGGATTATAATCATATCCTGCCCCTGCTCTCTAATATGTGCAACCTCATATGTAGTACTTGGCATAACTTAACTCCCTATAAATTATTTTTTATTAAAAAATCGCCCGACTCTCTTTTCACCATAACATGCACTTGAGCACTATTCTGTCACTAATAAGTAGTTCCGATTCACTTCTCCCACTTATAACGAACTCTACAATGATGTTCTTGATATGTTAAATAACCCTTACGCTGGAGCCTTCCAGTTACTATTCCTGGATGAACCCCCTGCTTTTCAGCAAACTCTACAATATCATCTATACAAATAAGCCCTTTGGCTAAGAAAGAATCAAAAGCCACACTCGGCATTAATGTTTCTTGAGAAAATTCATCTGCTTCATCCTCTTGTTTTCTATATTCTTCGCTAACTCCACCTTCTAAAAAGGTAAGCCTTTTATCATGCAAAAGAATATGGGCGATTTCATGAAACAAGCTAAACCAAAAAATATCAGCCCATCCGCCCCTCATTGACATCATTACCACTGGAGTCCTTTTGTCATGCCAAAAAGTTGCCCCCGTTATATATGTCTTTGGATAGTGAGGAATAGCTACAAATAACACTCCACACGAATTCAGATATTCTCTAATCTTTCTTAGTATTTCATTCGGATCACTCAAAAGGCTCAGGGCGCGAACATCTGGTATAACACTGAGCAATTCTGCTTTATTAAATCCCCCAACCTTTTGCTTTAATGCGATATCCGTTCCTGTTTTCAGCCATGCAGCTATCGCTTCTTGGCTAGCCGACTCCTTTTCTAATGCTCGAAAAGCTGGCTCATATTCCTTTACAGACTTTATACTTAACAAAGAAGCAACACCGAAGAATTTTCTAAGGTTCTGAACTTTTTGTATAGCGCTTCTTGTTTTTTCAACTACTCCACGCTTACTCATCTCTAAGTACGGATAGCGCTCTAACAAACTAACTTCTTGCTCTATTTCCTTCTTTTCTTTTTGTTTTGCTAACGCGAGTCTATAAATCGACTCCATATTAGTCCAAAACTGGGCTGACACACCGAGCACTTTCTCAAGTTGAAGCGCGGTTTCCGGTGTAATAGCTTTATCACCTTTGATTATTTCGTTAATTGCCTGATATGGACGCCCCATTCTATTAGCTAAATCAACCTGACTTATTTCCATATCTTCCAGCACTTCGCCCAGATAACTACCTGGTGGAACAGCCAAATCTGAATTGATTTTTTGTTCAGCCATCATAATGCTTACTCACTTCCTCAATATTAGCAATTTGCAATTCATCCCCATCAAGAGTAAATATAAGCCTCATATACCCTGTGAGATTAATAGCGTATTGCCCTTCTCTATTTCCACTTAGTTCATGACACCTGATCACTGGCAGACGTTTCAATTCATCAATGCTACTTGTAGATTTGATAATATTGATTCTACTAATGTACTTCTCAGCTACAATGTCACCGAACTCTCTAACTCCCTTTGAGTGCGTTTCATAACACTTTTGAAGTTTATTTTTTTTAAATGTTACTTCCACACCGTTTCCTTAACGAATGGTGGCCTATTCACCTTATGGGTGAATACTAGTCACTTTGAATAAATTTGTCGATCACTATTTTGTGTATTTTTCCAGCATATAACAGCCAAAGCACCGAAAAAAATCAAACACTTTAGACTAGCAAATAACTCCCACCCCAACCAAAAAATCAGACCAATCTTGCATCATTTTCCTACGCTCTGGCATGTATTCGGCGTGGTTATAGGCGCGGCGCTGACCTTTTCTTTCCATGTGCGAAAGCTGCCTTTCGATTATGTCTTCTCGATAGCCCATTTCATTCAACATAGTGGATGCGGTACTTCTGAAACCGTGACCGCTAAAATCACCTTGATAACCTAACCTTTCAATAACTCTGTTTATCGTTGTGTTGCTCATTGGCCGCGAGGAATCGCGCGCATTTGGAAACATGAGCTCATGGCCACCGCTGTATTTTCTCAGTTCGTTTATTAATTCCAGAACTGCAGGCGATAGAGGCACAACATGCTTTGTAGACATTTTCATAATTTCAACAGGCAAAACAATCGTGTCGCCTTCGATATAAGACCACCTTAAAAACCTTAGCTCTTTCGTTCGGACGAACGTGTGCGCCATTATTTTGATGGCAATAACAGTTGTCGGAAAGCCTTTATACAAAGACAGTTTTTCAAAGAACTCTACAAGCTGTGGCTTTTCAAGCGGTGGATTATGACGAACTTTAGGACGTTTGATCACACCTGCTAAAAATATGGTTGGGTCGGCTTCAACCATTAGTCTAGCTCCTGCATATCTAAATACCTGGCTAATAAAAAGCCGCGCCAGTATGGCTATGGTTGGAGCACCTCTGTTTTCTATAGATTCTAGTATTTTTAAAAGATAAGGTGCGGTTATTCGAGATATCGGCATATCACCAATGGCTGGGTAAACGTCCTTCTCCATAATCACTTCAAACTGTTTGGTGTAGTTGTCACTCAGGTCGTTTTTTTTCTTCAAAAAAAACTGCTCGCTAACTGCATAAAATGTACTTGAGTCTTCACGCTTTTGTCGCATTTCATCGGCTTTTTTTTCTATGTTTGGATCAAGCCCCATTGCCACTTTCTCAGCTGCTTTGTCTCGTTCACGCCGCGCGTGGTAAAGACTTACCATCGGATATTCACCAATGGTAAAAAAGCTGTCTTTGCCTTTTAATTTATACCGCATCCGCCAGAACTTTTTACCGCTCGCCATGACCTGCATGTATAAACGGTCACCATCCAAGATCTTATAAGGCTTTTCTTTTGGCTTTAACGCCCTGATTTTCAAATCCGTCAGCATAAAGGGGTAACGCCTTTTTTGTATTTCGTTACCCCTGATATTACCCCTACCCCCTCACGCTTTCCACAAACAAAAGAAAACAGGAAAAAACAACAAAAGGCTTATATATCAAAGAGTGACAAACAGAAAAGAACAGACGAGAACTAGAAAATATGGGGATGATTATTATCGATCATCAGAAGCATAAAAAAGGGCGCGCCTATAAAGTAATATCAACCTACACAAAGGAGCTATTATCCGCAAAAAATCAACACCAAAAAACAGATGTATTCGCATAAAATAAGAGTCAAG